CGATAGCCGCCGACCGTGAAAATTATCCCAGTGACAACCGCCATGCCACGGCACTGGGCATAGCCCCCAGCGTTTACAACGCCATCAAACGGGGCAATTATGAAAAGCAGGTCAGTGATGCCAACTGGGTAGGCATAGCCCGAAGACTGGGCGTGCAACTGCGTACGGAAATGCCTTGGCTGGCAGCCCAGACCCCGACCTACGTGTTTGTGAGCAAGCAGCTGGAAGTGTGCCAGGGAAGCGGTTTGAGCGCCATCCTGTGCGATATGCCCAATATCGGCAAGACCTTTACAGCGAAAGCCTATGTGAAGCAGCACAAGCACGCCGTGTATGTGGACTGCAGCCAGGTGAAGACCAAGCTGAAGCTGATACGCTACATTGCCAAGGAATTCGGCGTGACCAGCAACGGACGCTACAGCGACGTGTATGAGGATCTGGTGGCCTACCTGCGCACGATTGATACGCCCCTGGTTATTCTGGACGAAGCCGGCGACCTGCAGTATGAAGCCTTCTTGGAGTTGAAGGCCCTGTGGAACGCCACGGAACGCTGCTGCGCCTGGTACATGATGGGAGCCGATGGATTGAAGGAGAAAATCAATCGCGCCATCGAAGGCAAGAAGGTGGGTTATACCGAAATGTTGAGCCGTTACGGGGATTCCTACAGCAAAGTGACCCCGGATGATGCCCAGGAACGAGAAAAGTTCCTGAAAGCACAGGCTGCCATCGTGGCCAAAATCAATGCCCCGGACGGTGCCGACATTGCCAAGATTGTTCACAGTACCGGAGGCGGCTTGAGGCGCGTTTATACCGAAATCGAAAAATTAAGGAGGGTGCAGGCATGATAAGCAAGATAGAAATGCAAGCGATGGATGCTGTTATCGGTATCCATCGCGAGATGAGAAAAGCGAATGAGATAGACTGGGAACAGCGCAGATATGAAATTGCCAAAAGCATGCTTCCGGTAGTAAGAAGCAATTCATCAGGTATAATGTCTATAAAACAAGTTGCCGGACTTGCTGTGGACTATGCTGATGCTCTTATTGAAGAATTGAAAGGAGGTAGCCGTGAAACTGAAGAGAGCCTACAGCCCCGGTGAGGTGCTGAACATGAAGATTCCCCGGTTCGAGTTTTCCGGGGACTGGCAAACCTCGATAGGCAACCCGGCCAAGAGCGGCGTGTGGATTATTTGGGGAGCCAGCGGAAACGGTAAGAGCAGCTTTGTGATGCAGCTGGCCAAGTACCTGTGTAGCTTCGGACGCGTAATTTATGACAGTTTGGAAGAAAGTACCGGTTTGTCGTTCCAGATGAGCCTGAAACGGCACAAGATGGGTGAAGTGAAAAAGAAGCTGATTATCCTTGACCGGGAACCGATGGAGCAATTGGAGGAACGGTTACGGCGCAGAGGCAGTCCCGGAATCGTGATTATTGACAGCTTCCAATACAGCGGCTTGAACTACAAAACCTACAAGGAGTTCAAGGAACGTCATCCCAAGAAACTGTTTATCTTCATCAGCCATGCCGAGGGGCTTCATCCGGCAGGTAGAAGCGCCCGCAAGGTAGAATATGATGCCGATGTGAAAATCATGGTAAGCTGTTTCAAAGCCTGGTGCAAAAGCCGCTTTATGGAAAAACCCGGTGAACCTTATGTAATTTGGGAAGAAGGCGCTGCCAAAACATTGAAGGACGATAATATGGAGGATTATTTGAATGATGGAATGGGAGAATAAGTTGTACCAGATACTCCTGAAAGGACAGGAGGCGAAGGCCGTGGTGGACGATTGGGTAGAGCGTAACATACAAAGCGACCTCCGTCTGCGCAGGGCCAAGACAAAGGGACAC